CCATGTTGTATAAGAATTTACTTTGACCTAGATATGATAGTGGATAGTGACCATAGATTGTTCTACCACGAGGTGCAGTAGCTGGGTCATCTTCACTAGCAAGTTCTAGATGATGGTTGTACACATGAGCGTAACAGAAATGTGCTGAACCAGATAGAGCCATCATTAATCTAGAGATTACGAATCCAAATCCTTTTGTGTGACTTAGTTCGTGACCATAGATGATTCCGATACCTATGAAGATACCAGATGATAATGTAGCACCTATTAAGTTTACAGCTGTTATGCCTTCATGCATTACAAGTAAGCCAGGAATTAATTCCATGATTACTGCACCTTCTGCTCCACCTAGAGACATGAAAGAGTAAACTCTCCAAGCCATTACTAGTTGAAATAGAACGAATACAGGTAACATGAAATACATTGTTAGGTTTTGGAAAGTTGGCCAACCTAAAGTTTCGCCATTTTCATCATACCCAACACCTGTTGTTTCGAATTTAGTAGCGATATCTACTAACAGACCTACGAATAGTAAAACTACTCCAAGCCATGCCATGATACCACCTACTAATACACCAGCACCAGCAACGATAATTAAAATCGGAGCTAGTAAGTAGCGTAAGTTAAGTAATAATTGTCCCATTTTCTTATTTCCTCCCAAGAAGAATGGATTACTGTGCCCCCTATGGGCTTACAACAAACTAGACAAAGTGCCGCAAGGAACCTTTTGTCAAAGGGGGAACGACAGGCGTTCTAGTTTGTCAATGATAATATTTAGTAGTAATAAAACCCTAACTATCCTTTTATTTCAATAAAAATAACAGGTTAGTTTATTAGTAAATACTAATTTAGTATTATTACTATTGATACTACTATATCAGGTGGTACATACTTTGTCAAGTCTTTGTTATGGACAAATGGGAAATAAAAAGGGGCTCCGAAGAGCCCCGATTCATTTGGATAAAGAAACAATCTTACATTAAGTTTGTTACTTTAACGCGTCTGTAGTATTTGTTAGTATTAGCAGAAATACTTGTTGATTCCGCTGTACCAGCACTAATCACTCCTGTGTGGAATGGGTTAGCAGCAATACCGTAACGAGTTTTGAATCCAATTTTTGGTTGGAAAGAACTTTCGCCTACCGCACGAACCATTTGTAGTGGTACGTATGGGCAGTAGAAAATACCAGCATCGTATGGTGATGTACCTTTATATCCTACAACATAGTATTGTGAAGCAGCGACATTCGCAGCATATGGGTCAACATACACTTTGAATCTACCATTCATAACACCAGCGAATGTTGTAGATGTATCATCAACATTTAAGTTGTTGTTTAGAGCAGGTGTGTAATCTAATACTCCAGCCATTTGTAACGCAGACGCTACATCAGCAGAACATATGATTATGTTACCTTTTCCTCTACGAGTTTGTTGTCCAACAGCGTTAGCATCTCTTTCAAGTGCAAACATTAAACCTTTGAACTTCTCAACACTCCAACGACCATTTGAATCAGTATCTAAATCAAATATACCAGCAGTTGTTGTGTTTACTTGAGCACCTTTAACAGCAGAAACATAAATGTCTCTAACTACTTCACGGTTAATCTCAGCAAGAATCTCACCAGATAAAATGTTAGCAAGTTCTGTCTCAGCGTCTAAACCATGAATCGCTTTAAGGTCTTGTGCAAGTTCCATTGTATACTCAGCTTTTAGAGCACGAGTAACAGCTGTTACTGTTGTTTTTTCTATACTGAAAGCCATTTCAGCAAAAGAGTTTGCAGCAGCATCCCCTAGAGCTTCACCTTGTGCTGTACTCATACCAGTTGGTGATAAGTATTGACCAGCAGATGGGCTGTCGTTTAGAGTTGCAGGGTTTGAACCTGTCATTGCAGATGATGTTAGGTCTCCAGCTGCGTCATCATTAGAGAAACCAGAATCAGCTTCATCTCCGAGTGCTTCAGCACCGTCCATAGAAGCGAATCTTGCTCTCATAGCGAAGATTAAGCCAGTAGGTCCTGTCATTGGTTGTACACCGCAGACATCATATGCGATTAAGTTAGGCATTGAACGTCTAACTAAAGATATTAGAATTGGGTCCCAGTTCTCAACATCTCCACCTGTTGCATTAGTTGGAGCTGCTTCTGAAAGGAAGTTCCTGTCTTCTTTAATAGCTTTTTCTTGGTTTTCAAGAATTACTGTAGTTACTGCCCTTTTGTATGCATCATCTATCTTTGGTAAATCAGGATGTGCAAGGACTGGCGACCACTTTTCTTGAAGACTTTCTGTTTGAAACATATGTTTTCTCCTATTATTTTATAATTTACTTAGTTGCACCCGTGTCAAAACCTTTTCCATGATTGCTTATAGCTTTCGTATACGCAGCCATAGAATCCGTCATGTCAATGTCCTGTGCAGGGCCAGTTTCTACATTATCTATTGTCTCAGTAGCTTCCTTTTTAACTTTAGGGAAATAACTTTCCTTTAAAGTATCAAGTTTACCTTTGAAGCTTTCTTCATCTTCGAAGTCTACATCTTGGGTTAGCTCTTTGAACTTTTCAATTTCTGTGTCAGCTAAATCAGAAGTTGATTCTGAAATAACTTTATTACGAGTTAGTTCATCATTCGACTTTTTAAAGTTGATTGATTCTTCTAAAGTTTTATTAACTTTTTCTTCTAACTCAGCAATCTTGTCTGATTGTGCTTGAAGTACATCATATTTTTCATCTGGGATGTCAACATAATGGTCTTCAAACAGCTGTTTTAGTCCAGCTATGAAGTCTTCAGCAATCTCGCCTTTTAGACCTCTTTCTACAGCTAGTTCATTTTCTTTCATCCACTCTTCTACAACATAGTTTAGATATGTGTCTACTTTTTCTGTTAAATCAGCTTTAACAGATTTTGTAGCTTCTTCTAACTCATTGTCATAGTTTTCTTGAAGTCTTGTGACTTCATCGCGAACTTTAGATTTAACTGCAGATTCAAAAACTGTAGCAGCTTTCTTTTTGAAATCATCTGACAAGTCACCTTCTCCACTCATAAGAGCTTCAACATGTTCTTGTACATTGATTTCTTTAATTCTTTGTTCTACAGCTTCTTTCTTTAATGCTTCTTTTTCTGATTCTTCATGAGACATTTCTTTTGCATGCATCATTTCTTTCATTTTGTCATAGGTAGCTTTAAGCTCTTTCATGTCCATGTCCTTCATTTCTTTGGTCATGTCTTTCATAGCTTTAATCATTTCCATTTTTGACATTTCATTTTTCATCATTTCAGATACTTCTTCTTCTTTTTCAGAAATAGTTTCTTGGTCATCTGTCATTTCGACTTCATCTCCAGCTGCTAAAGGTTTAGCAACTTTCTTTTGGCCGTCATTTGGTGTGTCCATAGAATCAGGTTTACCTTCTTTCTTCTGAGCAGCATCACCAGATGCCTCTTTAGCTTTTTTACCAGCTTGAGTGCCTGGACCAGATGCTTGTGTTGGTGATGTAACAGCTGGGCCCATATCTTGTACTTCCCCACCTGGTGTTACACTTGAAGCATCAGAAGCTTTTAATGCAGGTTCCGCAGGAGCGGCACCTTTCTTTGGAGCGTCTGCCGATTGCTCTTCGAGCTCACTTAGGACTTCTGCCTCTAATTCCTCAATAGTTTTTTCGATTTCATTAGCCATCGGATAATCTCCTAATGTGTTGTTTAATTTAATCCTATATTAGTCATTATTTATACATTACAACATTTTCAAGAATTTAGCAAACTCTATATTCTGTTCTAATGCTTGTTTTTTCCGAATTTTAGTATTGATTCTTTCTTTCATCTCTACTAAATCCGCCTCCAATAATGCTCCATGTGTCCATACCCATTCTTTACCTTCCATAATACCTTCTACGAAAGCACTTGGAGCAGATGGGTCGGAAACAATGTCAGCAGCTGTAGCGAGATAAAAATCATCTCGTACATAGTTCGCACCATTTTTTTGTTCCAAACTTCCCATTCCTCTTGAAGAAACACCAAGTTTAGCTCCCTCATCCATAAGAGACTTAACGATATTACCCATAGGTGTTGATAATACTTTAGCTTCACCTACAAAGTTTTTACCGTCTGGGTATAGTGCTGTTATCATGTGAGAAGCTCTCTCTAGATTTACTGTTGGCCCTTCTGGGTGTCCTAGTTCACCGTAAGCTCGTTTCTCATTGATAAATTCTTTGTTATATCTTTTAACTTCTTTTTGAAGTATTTCCATAGGATATATACGGCCGTTTTTATTTTTAATATCAGCCTGCATAAAGATACCTTTAATCTTGTAATTTTTTTTGCCGTTATCTGCTTCTTCTGTAATATACTCTACATCTTGTAAAGTAGATTCAGACATTAATTTTACTTTATTACTCATAATTCTCTCTATGTTGTGTAGTTAGCATCTTTTTTAAATTCTAATATAACGAAACCAGATGTTCCTCTTGTTTCTGCATTTATATCAGATGATGTTGCAGTTGTATTTGTAGCACTACCTGGTATTGCTCCAGCACTACCATCATAGTGTCCTGTACCTGCAAGTTGTAATGCAACTACATTGGATGATGCACCAATAAATTTGATGATACAATCACCTGTATTTCCTGCGGCAGTTCCTTGTGTTAATCCCCACCAAGCTCTAAGTAAATCTAATTTTGCTCCATTTGCAAAACCACTTAAACTATGTGCATCAAGAATTAAGTTATCTGCAGTATCATTGTCAAAAATTGCTTTGACTGTGACAGTTCCACCAGCACCAGCAGCATTTACTACTGTATCTCTTAGTGTTGTTGTTACAAATGACATTAATTAAACTCCTACTAAATGGACAATACTTCTCTTTCAAAGTATTGCATCAGGTCTTTATCTCTAACTCTATGTTTTTTAGATACCTGTTTTATCGTTTTTTCAAAAGTATTTAGGAAATCATTAGGTTTAGCATCCATAATTTTAAAAATATCATCCACGGCAGTCCTCATCTTAGGGCTGAGTTTCTTATATTCCTTAGATTTCTTATGCTCATCCTTTTCATAGAATGGTATATACCAGTCTTTAAACTTCGCCATCTCCCTCATCTTCTCCTTTTGCATCGGAAGATTTTACAAATGAGTTTGCAACTTCTCTTCTTTTTGTTTCTAGTGCATCTCCGACTTTTGATTGTATTGTATCTTTAAATGCTGTTTCAGCTCCAAGATTATCACCAGTGGATAAAGCATCTATTATGTCTTTAGTTTCCGCCATTATCATCTCCTTTATTATTTACACCGTTAGACTTACCTTCTAAGTCATCATGTGATATGAAAGAACCTGTAGCATCTTGTGGATATCTTGTGATACCATCACCACCATCTGGCATATCAATACCACCATCCTCAACATCAGTTCCAGCTTCTTTGTTAATTTGTTTTTGCATTTCAGTTATTTCTGCATCTGTCATATTTAATACATTTTTCTGTACCCATTCTTTACTGTAGAATGTTCCGATATATGATTCTATAGAACCTAACGCATTTATTCTGTCTTGCATCAATTCTGCTTTTTTCAATTCAGCAAAATGTCCGTCTTGTAAGAAATTATATTGTATGTGTTCTTTCATACTATCCCAATCTTCTACAGTAATAATACCTTTAAGTATGAGTTGTGCTTTAAGTATGTCTGTAAATAGTGGGGTAAATTTCTTTCTTAATCTTTGTACAAATTTTGTAAATTTTAATTCATCTCTTGTAATCTCTGTTGAACGACCTAAACTAAAATTGTTTTCAGCTTCCATTCTTGAAACAGGTACATTTAATGAACGATATAATTTATTTCTAAAATATTCTATGTCTTCTATTTCACCTAAGTTTTGTCCACCTTGTAATGTAGTAATCTCAGTTCCACGACCACCTTCTCTACGAGGTAACCAAAAGTCTTCTAACATTGACATGTGATTTCTATCATCACGAATCTCACCTGTAGAAGCATCGTAAACTAGTTTGTTACGATAGCGATTCATAACATCTTTTAGATATTGTTCTGCTTTTATTTTAGGTAGATTACCTACATCAATGTAAAATA